CTTCTTCAGCGGGGCTTCAGCCACAGGCGCTGCAACCTTCTCAACAGCCGTTATGTCTACTCCAGCCGGTATCTCATCAATAGATGATTCTGATACCAGACTGAGGGCTTTTGCCGGAACTACTAATATCACTGTCAATGGCGCTATCGATCCTGAATCTACCGCTCGCCAAATCGTTGGGCTCTTAAATGATTCCTCAGCTCGAGGAACTCTCGGCGGCTCTGGGTTAATCTTTGCATGACCGCTTATACCCCTTCCTATAAGGTTTTCGTTGATGGCGTTGAAGTTACAGATGTAACCATCGCTAACCTTACAGTTACCTCTGGCAGAACCGATATAAACGTCCAGCCGTTAGCAGGCTATTGCCAGTTGCAGTTAATGAATTTAGATAACTCTAGTTATGACTTTACAGTTGGAACTGGCCTTGCGGTTGAAGTGACCAATTCATTAGGAACTTATGTGCCTATCTTTGGGGGTTATGTTTCAGATTTTACTATTGCTGTAAATCGTGCCGGAAGCCTTGGTTATACAACCATTGCAACTATTACCGCTTTAGGGGCTTTATCTAAACTTCCAAAGATTATTGATCCGGGAGTTCTCTCCCAAGATTATGATGGAGACCAGATTTACACCCTGCTATCTGGCTACCTATTAGGCCAGTGGAACGAAGTCCCAGCTGCTCAAACTTGGGCTGCTTATGACCCTACTGAGATTTGGGCCAACGCCGTCAATATTGGATTGGGCGAAATTGACCAACCAGGTGATTATGAACTTATCTCTAGATCATCCAACAATACCGACCTCTATTCTTTATGTACCGCTATTGCTAATTCTGCTTTTGGAGTCTTATACGAAGATGCTAATGGCAATATCGGTTATGCGGACCAAACCCATCGACAAGATTATTTAGCCGCTAATGGGTACACCACGCTAGATGCCAACCATGCCAACGGCATTGGCCTAGCAGCTACAACCCGAGCAGGGGACCTAAGAAACAGTTTTACTATCAATTATGACAATAACGCCAATCAAACTTATACCGCTACCGATTTAACTAGCCAGAGCCTATATGGTGTTTATGCAGAGGAATACACATCCCGCATTAAGCACACTGCCGATGCTGAAGCCCTAGCGGATCGATATATTGCCCTGCGAGCCACGCCTTATCCTAAATTCCAAGGCATCACCTTCGTACTAGGCAACCCTGAAATCGATGATGCCGATAGAGATGCTTTAATCAATATCTTCATGGGGCAGCCAGTCTGGATTCAGAACCTGCCTGGCAATATCACCAATGGGTCATTCCAGGGCTATGTCGAAGGATGGACGTTTCGGGCAAGCCTGAATAATCTATCTATAACTTTCAATGCTTCTCCGATAAGTTTCTCTCAAGTTGCTGTAAAATGGGAGCAGGTAAATGCAGCGGAGACATGGAACACACTTAACACAAGCCTAACCTGGCTAGATGCGATAGGAGTAGTAGCGTAATGGCAACAACAACAACGAACTTTGGGTGGGATATCCCTCAGTCGACAGACCTTGTAAAGGATGGCGCAACCGCTATCGCTGCATTAGGCCAAGATATCGATACGGCTTTAGTCGACCTTAAAGGTGGCACTACTGGCCAAGTATTATCCAAGGCATCAGGAACAGACCTCGACTTTTCATGGGTTGCTCAAGATGATTCAAACGCAATTCAGAACGCTATTGTCGATGCTAAAGGTGATCTCATTGCTGCAACTGCTAATGACACCCCAGCGCGCCTAGCAGTAGGCACAAACGGCCAAGTTTTAACAGCAGATTCAACTGCCGCAACCGGCCTTGCGTGGGCTTCCCCAGCAGGTGGCGGTAAAGTCTTGCAGGTAGTACAAGCTTCTACTTCGACTTTGACGACAATCAGTTCTACCACTTTGACCGACACTGGTTTATCTGCATCTATTACGCCAAGTTCATCAACTTCTAAAGTGTTAATCCTTGTTAATCAAGCTTTTACAGTAGAAAGAACAGCTAATGAAGTGGGTCATTCTATGAATATTTTGCGCGGGGCTACTCAAGTATTCAATCTAGGTGGAACTGATAAGGCAGGTGGATTTTTCTCTGCTGGCGATACTTCAATTCAATTAACTGGCATTGTAGCCATGAGTTATTTAGATTCTCCTTCAACCACATCATCAACAACATATAAAACACAAGGCCGCGTTCAAAGCAGTTCTGGCGGTAATGTGTATTACAACAATTCAGTACCATCAGTAATCACTCTTTTAGAAATAGGTGCTTAAATGAATCCAAGAAT